GAATAATTCTGAGTGTAGTCCATTTCGGCGCTTGGTAGTAAGTCCCACCCCCCAGCGCCCGCCGTTGACGACGTGTCAGTGACATCATCAGTTTTCGGAGGGGGGACATTGAATGGCGTGTCTTAAAGGTCATAAGACACCTGACCCACCATATTGAGGATCGGGTGACTTATTAAAATGGGCAAATGTTGGACGTTCCTAACCGTTTCCAACATGTCTATGATGCCATCAACTGTTGTCGACACGCCAATATCCAACAACTGTCGTCTCATGACATCTAGTGATTCAGGTGCCGCTCTCACCGGGTGCGCCTTCGTTGATTGGGCGTACAAGAATCCATCTTTCTTGTAGTTTGCGGTGGCATTGATTGACGTCCGGAGCATTGGTTCGCAAAAGGCAGGAATGAACGGTACGTGGCTGAAGCTCGACATCCAACACTCTGCCACTCCCTTCATCCACCCAAGGACATCAGCCGACGGGGTGCACATATAGCCAATTTTTGAAATGAACCTCTCAAAACAAGGTCCAGTCCGGATTGCACCCCCCTCAACGGGATACGGTAAAGCCCCCATAAACCGAATTGTCCACGGATCTATACTTAACTGCCACGCAAGTGGCATTCCCAGCTCCTTATGAAGGATGGCGTCGACCATAGGCTCCCAAATCTCTGGCGGGTGTTGCGACGCTCTCATTCCATCATCCCCACCAACACAAATGAGAAAATCTGCGGGGTCAATGCCTAACTTCTTAGCACACTTCTCAATAGCCCATGCCAGCATGGTGACGTTGAGGACCGAATTTCCACATGTGGTGTTGGGGTCCCCTGAGTTGCGACGCCAACGCCAAGTTGCGCGGATGACCTTAACTCCACGAATACTGGCCGTTGCCCTATTTTCAGCCTGTGCGTGGAAACATCGCATAGCGGCGCGTCCGAATCCGAGCCGTTTGTAGAAATATCCCTCCACATGATGGTGAAATGATTTTTGGTTACTGTCATACTTCTTGTAGTCGAGTCCAACCAAAAATTTGTAATTGTTAAAGGCATAAGCGTATATGTCCCCCAACTCTGTGCAATCTTTTCCGCATGCAAATAGCACTTTGATTTTGGATTTCTGCCTTGGTATATCCTCAATACTCCAATATCTCTTGAGGATAGCTTGTGCTGACGCGATCCATGGCCCCAAGACAACGTTAGGTACGGGCGAAGTACAAGATGTAATCACCCGCCCCGCGTTGTCATTGGGCTCGTACGGACACGTTGTCTTGTTCAACATCTCGTTCTTTAGAAATATTGAACGTTGAAACATGTCCTTCATGGTGTTTTTGAGGTCAAGTTGGTTGATTTCACGGAATTCACAATTGACTTCTTGACAGATCTTGCGGCGGGCGTCATCTTTCATGCAGAAGGAGAGCGCATCGGCATAACGTTGTCTTTTCG